ATTGCCATAATCAAAGTTATGTCTACTAAACAAAGTTTATACATTATTGTTTTTTTTCTTTTTGTAACATTTTTTACACATATACTCACAATCAAATGCAATGTTTTTCTTTTTGCATACAACGCATTTCATTATTTATTTTTCCATTTTTTGTATCCATCAATCCAAGATTCTTTTTTTTCATTAGAGTAATCTCGATCAATAATCATATCTATGTAGTGTTTAGCTTTCTCTAAATCTTCTTTTCCGTTTTTTTTAGAATGTCTCACTATGTACTTTATAGCGTTCCCTTCAGCAAAAAGCAACCTGTTGTGATTTATAAATTCACTCGGTTGAATTTTCATTTGGTAATGAGCACCCCCAATTTGTTTTTTATATGGATCCATTTATTCCTCCTAGTTGTTTGTTTGTATTTGATCGTAATGTCCAATAATCAAAAATACCTCTACTGTATGCTGTGTATTTTAATCTTCTTTGAACAAAAAAAGCTTCATCTCTAGTTATTGTTTCATCAACAATAACATTATCAAAGGTTAATCCTTTAACCTCATGAATGTTTCCATATTTAACTCTAATCTCACCATCAAAATCAAAACCTTTACTGATGACTCTATTTATATAAATTAATCTTTCTTCATCAGTTTTTAATCGTGTTTCCCTAAAATCATCATAAGCTTTTGATTCTGGTTTTAGTAATCCATCATTAATTAAATTGTCGATAGTATAATCTTTTTTAATCCAGTCTTTAAAAGGATCTTGTGCTTTAGATTTCCCTCTAACAATAACTTTACTGCTCATGTAATCCCAAAAAGCTTTTATTTGAGTTAAGCTCATAGGTTCACCTTTTATAAATTTAGGCCATAGGTAATGACATCGTAATTCTTTTTTAGATACAAAGGATGTGTTTTTAACATGTGAAAACTCTAAAGCATTATGTATAAAAAAGTCTCTAAATTTTTTATCGCTAGGTGTGCCTCTATAAGTAAATAAAAAAGTTTGATTAGTATTTTTTATTTTGTTTAACAAAATATCTAAATTTCCAGATCCTTTTAAGTCAGGTAAATAGTATCCATTGCCTTTAATTACATCACCAACTTTATAGCCTTGTTCTATTTTATTTTCTTGTAAATGTTTTTCTGTATAAACTGCAGGTAGCCATTTTCTAGTATAACCATAATGATCCCAAATAGGTCTTATAATTGATTTACATAAATTATTAATGGCTTGACCACATCTTTTTCCTTGTTCTAATTCCACAGCTTCTTTAGATAAGATATGAAAATATTCTGGATCAGATCCAGCAAATTCAAATATAGTTTGATCTGCATCTCCTACCATATAAAAATGTCCATCTTTAACGTGGGTTGCCATTTTTTCTATAGCCTTTATTTGAGGTTTATTACTGTCTTGAGCTTCATCTATAATTAATGCATCTAATTCAGGAGTTAAAGCTTTATTTATAAACTCCTGTATCATATCTATAAAATCATAAAGGTTGTTTCTTTTTTTATAAGAATCATAAGATTCTTTCATTTTTATAATTTGTTCAAAAGAATACTTATATGACCTTCTATCAGTTGTTCTTTTATTCCAGAATTCGTGTAAGTTATCGTAATAACCGTTTCCATGAGCATCATTTAAAAATCTAAAAAATTTATGTTTGTCTAAATTTTTTTCATCTTTAGAAAATAAAGATGATCTTCCTCCTGTTTCAATTATTAAATTAGAAAAATCTTCTTCACTAAAAACATCTTTTCTTAAAAGTTTATGTTTACAATAATGATGAATGGTACAAATTTTATGTTCTAATGCTTTTTTTCTAACACCTTTTTCTTTCATTAAAGGTAAATTTAAAATAACTTCTCTTATTTCATCAGCTGCTACGTTAGTATGAGATAATATAATTATCTTTTCATGTCCATATTGTTTAACAAGTTCTTCATATTTTTCTTTAATAAAAAAATTTGTTTTACCTGTCCCTGGAGGACCTGATATAAATTTAGGTTTCATGTGTTAATTGTCTAACCTCCGTTATAATTTCTGCATCTTCTGCTTCTAATAAAATTCCTTCTGCTTTTATATCTACCCAATTACTAGGGTTTTGTATTACCCAAGAAACACAAGACTTGCCTTTATACTTCCCATTAACTTTTTTAGCTTTAAAAATATCTTTAAATTTTTTAATTAAATCTACTCTTTTAATGTTTATTCTTTTTTCTTCTAAATAATCTTCATATCTATTTATATTTATATGCAGTTGATCTGAATTTTTTTCATAATAACATAACTGGTGATCTGCTAGTTCTTGCTTGTTTACGTAAACTTTGTCTCTACTTAAAAATTTTATAAAGTGTTTTATAAACTTTGTATCTTCGGTTGCATCTTCTTCAAAGATATAGTTTTCTAATTCAGTCTTTCTTCTTTGATCAAATTTAATTTTCATTATTTTTTCATAGTCAGCTGGTTTCATCCTAGGCAACCACACCTGTGCTTTTCTAATTACTTCATCATAAAATAAATTTGCTTTCATTAAAGTTGGACCATCAACTAAAACTTTTATTTCTTTTGTTTCTCCGTCGTTATTATTAAAGACTTGCACTTCATATCTATCTTTTGAATATTCAATAATATCTCCTATAACTCCTGCTCCTTGTACTGTTTCATATTTTATACCAATCCAACTAAATATTTCTGCCACAGTTTTAACATCACAATTCCATATCTGTGCAATTTTAGGCATACCAAATGCTTTGCCACTTTTTTTAGTTGTAGTTCCTTTTTTAGATCTTTCGTTTGCTTCGTTATCATCTGATACTTCAGCAATGTTAAAAATAAAATCATTAATTTCTTGTTCTGTCCATTCAGTATGTTTATTTAAAACTCCTGCTATAGCTGTACAATACTCATCTCTATTTCCTTGTGGTGCATATAAAATAGACAATGCTGTAGACAAAGCAACTTTTCTTAAGTCAGCATCTAAATCTCCAGGGTAATGTTTTATGTCTTCGTACTTTTCCCATTGTACGTATTCATTTGCTTTACTATGTAAAGATTTAGGAACTATTGTATAAAAACCATTACCACTTCTTATCTCACAAAGAGTGGCGCCGTGAGGATATTTTTTATATATTTCTTCAAATTGTTTTGGTAATGCAAACTTTGCGTAATTTAATTTTCCTTTCCACCAATAATGACTTGATGGATTAGTTGGTCTGCCTGATATGGCACCGCACGATTTTATGTATTTTTCTATAAATCTTTTTACTAATGGATTATCAATATCAAAGTCTACATCTTCATCTAATCTTAATGCGATTGCACTGTGTTGATATTTAGTTTTCCATTCTTCTTTTGTAACTTCTAAATTAGGATCACTCCATTTTTTTATTTCTGGTGTACCTTTAAGACAAGGTATAATTCTTCGTCCTAGATCAATCCATTGATCATAATTATTTGGAGCTCTTTCGTTCACTATATTCATATATCCAAAAATGAGGCGGCATCAGTCTCCCTCCGCCGCCTCGGTTGTCCTGCACAGGAACTTATAAATTTATTTTCCTAGCTTTTGGAGCTTCTTCAGTTTCGTGTTTAGCTTGAACTTCGCCTCTGCTTACGCTTTCAGCAAAATTTTTAGCTATTTCATAAACTGCTTTATCTTGGATAGGACCAACCATAGATACATCCCAACCAAACCAAGTTCCTTTGTCATTAGACATTTGAACTGTTTTTAGTTTGTAAATGTGGCTGTATGTTGGCGGTGTGAATAAACCGTTTTTACCTTGCATTTTTATTCCCATCATCATTGAATTCCATTTACGGCTAACTTTTAATTGTGTTGCCTTCATAGAAATCAAAGCTGTTGTTGGGCTTTTTGATAATAAAACTACAAAGTGATTTGCAGTGTTTTCTATATAGTTACCATTTGGTAATCTATCTTTGTAAGATTTATCTCTTGTAGTCTTACTCATTATATCACTGCTTGCATCGTGTATTGCTACAGGTGCACCTTTGCTCTCACCTCTATCTTGCCATTCTACTAATTGTCTTTTGTAAAATACTGGCAAAACATCTATCCCCTTTTCACCGTCAAACACTTCGTTTGTTACAGTGTTTAAGATCATGCCTGGACTTGCGCCCTCGACATATTTCCCGTCTCTTTTATTAACTTCGGGAGATAGTTGTCCTAATACTTTCAAAAATGGTAACGCAAGATCTTCTTGCGACATATTTTGAGTACCCGCATGTGCGTCAGCTTCAAACAAGTTGACTGCTAATGCACCTGCATTTTCTTTTTTTGCTAATTGTTCCATGTTTATTGTTTCCTTTTTATTGTTGTTTTGTTTCCAACATATATGTTGAAAAGTTCCGTTGGCATTTCTTTACCTGCCTCAATACGTTCACGGACTAACGCTTTCAGAGTCATAGGTTCAACCTTCAACTTTTGTGTCGGTTGAAACCCTTGACCCTTCGCAAGTTCGGCATAATCAGCCGCCTTGTTATCTTCGTTGCGACCAAAGGATACGGATATCTCATTTTTGATTATATCCCCTAGTCCATTTTGACGAAGCCAGTTAAACGCCGCTTCTTTATTTGCTTCTGTAATCGTGGCGCTATAATTTGTTTTAACTTCTATCGAAGAACCATCTGCTAATTTAAGATAAGATAAACCCATCTCTGATAACATTGTAGGTATTACTTCTCCTGATATGTGATCTAATTCTTTTTTCTTTTGTTTAAGATATTCTTCGTTCTTACTAATATCTTCTTGTATTTGCTGCAATCTTTCAACTTGATCAGCTAGTGAATGAATGTTTTCAGTTTTCTGAAGTACACTCTCCTGGTCTTTTTCAAAATCAATCATTTATTTCTCCTTTATTATATAAATCTATCTCTATTGGATAGTATCTTCTTTCTTGTTTATCCCATTTTAACAAATTGTATTTACCATTTGTCATATCAGAAACTATAGAACACGCAACTCCAATTATTGCAGGGTCACCTGTTAACAATAAATAATCTTTTGGTTTAAAATCTTTTAATAACCTTCTTAACTTTATTATTAAAGGACCAGGTGAAAAAATAATTTGTGCAAGTTCTGGTAATAAAAATTTTAAACTACCATACTGTGATGCACCAATTATATTTATTTTTGGTCTACCATCTTTTGTTCCTGCAATTTCTTGCACAACATATACAATTGGTTTTGAACCAGATTTTATATCGTTATAATTTATGCTTTCTGACATTGACAAACAATATAATAATTATTATATAGATGTCAATAGAAAGAATAAATATTATGAATTATAAATTTAAAACAAAACCATACAAGCATCAAATAACTGCGTTAGAAAAATCTTGGAACAAACCTGTGTATGCATTTTTTATGGAAATGGGTACGGGAAAAACTAAAGTGTTAATAGATAATTTATCTATGCTTTATGATAAAGGTGCCGTTGATGGTGCTTTAATTATTGCACCTAAAGGTGTTGTTAGCACTTGGTATAATCAAGAAATACCTACACATCTACCTAATCATATTCAAAATGTGACGGTTTTGTGGCAAGCTAATATTACTAAAACACAAGAAGAAAAGTTAAATTCTTTGTTTGAAACAGGAGAAGATCTTCATATTCTTATTATGAATGTAGAAGCTTTTAGTACAGATAAAGGCACTGCATTTGCAAAAAAATTTTTAAGATCACACAAATCTTTAATGGCCATAGATGAATCTACTACTATAAAAAATCCTAAAGCTAAAAGAACTAAAAACATTTTAAGTATGAGAGAACTAACTAAATTTAGAAGAATAATGACTGGTTCTCCAGTAACAAAAAATCCATTGGACCTATATTCTCAATGTGAATTTTTAGATCCTTATCTTTTAAACTTTAGTTCTTTCTATGCATTTAGAAACAGATATGCAGAAATGAAAACAATACACGTTGCAGGAAGAAGTATAGAAATCGTAAACAAATTTAAAAATTTAGGAGAGTTATCTGATACGGTAAAACAATTTTCTTACCGTGTTTTAAAAGAAGATTGTTTGGACTTGCCTGAAAAAATTTATATGAAACGTCAAATAACTTTAACTCCTGAACAAAAGAAAGTTTACGAACAAATGCGTAAACAGGCTCTTGCCATACTTAACGGTAAACAAGTTACTTCTGTTTCTGCATTAACTCAATTAATGAGATTACATCAAATTACTTGCGGTCATTTTGTTGCAGATGATGGTAGCACTCAAGAATTAAAATCAAATAGATTAAATGAGTTGATGGAAGTTATAGAAGAAATAGAAGGTAAAGCTATTATATGGGCTCACTATCAACACGACATCAAAGCCATAGTTAAAGAAATTGAAAAGGTCCATGGTCCAGGTTCCGTGGTTGATTATTATGGATTAACGCTACAGGAAAATAGACAAAAGAACATAAAGCAATTTCAAGAAAACGATAAATGTAGATTTATAGTAGGAACACCACAAACAGGTGGTTATGGAATTACTTTAACTCAAGCTAACACTGTAATTTATTATTCTAATGGTTACGATTTAGAAAAAAGATTACAATCAGAAGACAGAGCGCATAGAATAGGACAAAAGAAATCAGTAACATATGTTGATATTCTTGCGGAAGATACAGTTGACGAAAAAATTGTCAAGGCCCTCCGCAAGAAAATTGATATTGCTTCCCAAGTTATGGGAGAAGAATTAAAAGATTGGATATAATTATTTAATTTTTATATCTAAAGGTTTAATTTCTTCTGGTTCATTAACACCAAGTTTGATTGTCAATACACCATCTTCCATACTAGCATCATTAACAACTGCTTTATCGTGTAATGCAAATTGTTTAAAGAATTTTCTAGCTGCTAAACCTTTTTCAATGTAGTCTTTTTCTTTGTCTTCTACTTGACCAGAAACAGTTAATACACCATCTTGATATTGAACTTTAACATTCTTCTTGTTGAAGCCTGCAAGTCCTAACTCAATGCCATATTCACCTTTTCCGTATTTTACTACATTGTAAAATGGAAACGATTGTACTTTTGACCAACTATCAAAGATAGAGTCAAATGTATCACCAAACATTCTGTCTGTGTGATTCCAAACGTCTTTATTGAACTTATTTATTAAATCTAATGCTGTCATATTATCCTCCTTATTTAAGCAAGTTTAATTGGCCACGTTATTGTGCACCTGCAGCATATATAATCTTTATATTATTAATGTCAAGACCAGGGCTTGTATTTTACTTTGCCATCTTCTCG